CCAAGCAGAGACTTAACCTTGCCGCCCTTTGCGCTACCTGTTTGCTGCGCTGCATCGTCTGCCGCTTGTTGCGCCTGCTGCGCTGCTTGTTGAGCCAACTGAGCGTCAGTCTTAGCCCAATCGTAGTTAGCGATAAGACCTGAGCGGTTAAACGGCCCAGGCTGAAACTGTTGTACCTGAGATACGTTTGCAGGAACACCAAACTCTAGGGTCATAGGGCGCAGGTTTGTGTACCCCGCTGCGCCAGATTGAAACTGGAATGGAACTTCAGGTGTTGGCGTTGTCTTGTAGAAGAAACCAGTAGTAGGGGCAGCAAGGCTTGTCTGTCCACCGCCCGTAGCAAACGGCACAAAGTTAGTCGCAGGAAGATTGTAGGCAGGCGGCAAGAAATCTTCTGGCCTAAAAGTTGGTGTCGTTGGTGTCGTTGGCGTTGTTGGTGTTGTTGTCGGTACTGAACCAAGCCCCAACGTAATCGCGCCCTGTACGTCCGTCTCAGGAACACCCATTGCTCGCAGCATATCTGCTGTGACTTTGTTCTGGTTGTACCAATCAACCTTTTGTTGACCCGTAAAGGTAGACCAACCAGAAGGAAGCGTCATACCCGTTGGAAGCTGCCAAGATGGAGCAGGAGCGGTAGTTGTGCCGAGGCCTAGTTGTTTTGCGTAATCAATATCTGCTTGCGGAACCTTGTAGTCCTTAAGGGTCTGCTCAGTAATCTTTTTGGCGTTAAACCAGTTAACCTTATCTTGTGCGGTGTAATAAGGCCATTCAGCAGGCAGCCCTAAACCTAACTGCGCCGCCATCAGCGTTACAGCGTCTTGTGATGCGTCTCTTGGTTGCTCAACGATTGTCGTTGTTGGCGCAGTTACCGTAGGGGTAGGAGTTGGAGTTGGTGTTGGAGTTGGAGTTGGTGTTGGAGTTGGTGTTGGTGTTGGAGTTGGGGCTGGAATACCAAGCAGATCGAAGTTAGCCTGTGTTGCGTTAGTTGGGTCTAACTCAGTAATCCTGGCCTTTATTTGATCTGGCGTAATACCTGCGGAAAGTAATGACTGAATGTATCCCTGCTTCGTTGCAAGGCTCGCACCAGAGTTCCAAGATAAACCAAATACGTTGTAGGTCGGAGCGGTGGGAGGAGGCGTGTATACGGGTTGTGTATACACGGGCTCTTGGTAAACAGGCTCTTGATAAACAGGTTCTTGGTAAACGGGCTCCTGATATACGGGTTCTGGCTGTGTGTAGACAGGTTCTTGTTGCACAGGCTGCGGAGGGCTGAATCCATTAGACAGCATCCAGGTAATGTCTGACTGTGGAACCCCAGCGCCTACAAGTTCCTCGATAGTCGTTCCTGCCGCATTAAAGGCAGCGATCTTCTGCGAAGGTGTATAGCTGGCCCAGGCTGAGGTATAGACTGCTGATGGAATAGCCATGATTTACCCTGGTATCTCGATGTTGGAAGTAATACCCGCGCCGACCTTCATAGCCTTCATCTGAGCCTCGGCCTCGAACTCCATCTTCTTAAGCTCTAACTCTGCTATGGCCTTTTCTCTTGCAAGCTGAATGTCTGCCATTGCTTTCTGACGCTTGATCTCGATGTCTGCTTGAGCCTGCGCCATCATCATCTGAACCGCAGGATCTGGACCTTGTTGTTGAGGTTGTGCAAGGGCTTGATCGACCTCTTGCGTGACAGGCTTGAAGAACTCAGCAGAATCCGCAAACCCTGCCGCTTCAACCAGTTTTCCGAGCGTTGCGCGATATTGCGAGAGCGACACTAAAGGATTGTTTGGTCCCAGCATCTGGAGCATTTGCTCTTGTTTTGAGAGAACCATTGAGAGCATCGCCATTTTTTGCTCGATGTTGCCTGTCCCAAGACCCACATTCACTGAGACATCGTATTGGTTCGACCACTCTCTCGGATCGTACTGGACGTACTGCCCACGCATCCGAAGGATGACTGCCTTGTCCTGGTACTTGCATAAGAGGTGTAAGAGTCCTTTGAATAAGTCTTTTACACCCGTCTCCGCAAAAACACGAGCGATAAGTTCGATCTTGCCTTGTGACGCTTGCGTGAGCGCAGCAATAGCCGCAGCAGTCACGTTCTGTAGGATGTTGGGGTCTAAGCCCTGGGAAGCCTCTGTAAGGCCCGTTCTCTTGGCTTGTACCTGATCTAGGTATTCAAGAAGCGGAAAGGCTTGCTGGCCTACAGGAGGTGTTTGTATGGGAACCAAAGCACCAGGATTCTTGAGCCTGATAACACCACCAGGTGTAACGCTTAAGAGGTCATCCAGGTTGACCTGACCTTCCACAGCACCCATGCGGGTATTGTTTTGAAGGTACATATTGTCCAGCATCTGCCTCGTTACAGTAGTCTTGATAAGCTGGAGATCAACTGTACGATCAGCAGGGCAATCCCCATAAAACCTATGAGGGATCGGAATAGGACAGATAGAGTAAAACGGCACATAGTCGGTTTCTTCATTCGCAAGTATCTCGTTTCCAGATACATAGATTTGCCTTAACTCAGCAATCCCATCTCCGTCATAGTCTGTCTTTAGGTAGCACTCAAACACCTCAACCGTCTGCATACTCTTATCGAGACTAGGCTCCATGAAGGGCTGCTCGTCTCGGTTGTATCGAGCAATGTACTCAGCAGAGAACTCAAGGTCGTTGTAGACCGGCAGGTTCATGATGATCTCGGCATCGAACCCCATCGCTATTAAGTCAGACCTCGTAATGAGTTTCCTGTGCGCGACGAATGGCGTATCCCTAACGGTCTTGCCTGCCTTAGAGATCAAGAACTCCTCTGGAGGCACGTTCTCGACCTTGACCTTGCCTGCCTTAGTCTTTCTCATCAGAGCAACGTTATGGACACGCATGACTTGCCCGTCCATCTCTTGCTCTATCGTCTCTTGACCTGCGATCTCCATCGTCCCATCAGACAGAAGCATCGCAAGTTCATCGTCGGTCAGGTTCGCGTACTGCTCCTTCGTAACCGAAATGGAGTCATCCCAATAAGCCTTGACGATCCCAACTTTCTGAAGGATCGCGTCCTTAAACCAATCGTGCATGATGCCAATACCTGGGTTCTGTTTCATCAGCACCCAGTTGCAGTATTCGGTAGCCTGCTCTGCTAATGGCTCATCGCCTGGTCCTACAGGCTCGAACACACCGATCTGATCCGCAGAGGTAAAGAGACGCATAAGAGGAGGCAGCATCCCGTCTACAGCCTCTGCGACCTCACCGGTGACAATCTGAGACCTGCCCTCGACCTCGTTGCCGTAGGGGTCTCTCATATACGCGGTAAGCGCGTTCTTGCGTTGCTCGACGGTCTCTGTCTCTAAGAAACCAATGGCGTTGTCGATCTCGCCTTGTAGGATTGCTTTTAGCCGACCATCATCCATTTAGACCACCCAAGATACGTTAGGTTTCAGAGGCTTGGACCAACTTGTTGTCTCATTCATCCCGACCGCTAAATACCGAAATGCGTCTGCTGCGTGAGATGCCCAATCGTGAAGAGGCTTATCCCAGTAGACTTGACGCTTATCATCGTATTGTCTCCGATAATTGCGTAGCGCGTCCACACCGCGCTTAGTCTTAGGGTCGAACCAACAGTAAGGAATAAGCCTTCTCACGGCCTGTATCCCATCGTCCACGCCCATCCTTGGGACTATCGTGATGTTTAGCCCTGCCTCTTGTAGAAGTTCGAGCCTTGATCTACCTGAGCCTAATTCCCGTACTTGTACGTCATGCGGAAGTAACTGCTCTGCAAGCTCGTAGTTGTTTGTCCTGAGCCAGTTCACATACCAATCCAAGCCTTGCCCGTGGTTCTCAACGAAGTCGATAAGCCTTGTCTCTAAACCTACCCTCTGACATACCCAAATAGCAGTGGAGTCGCCTATCCCTAGATCCCATGCGCAATAAGTCTTGGCTATACCGTCCCTTGGGATCTCTCCGAATCGCTCAGACGGTAACTCATTAAGAAGCTGTCCGTAGTACGCACCTTCGATAGCTGAGTCAAAGGAACACTCAAACTCTTGTAGGTACTTGTCATCTCCCATCTCTGATCGAGCGGCATCGAGTTCAGATTGAGGGATAAGACCTGTTTCTGACGCTCTGAACTCAAGCATGGCCCAATCGTGATGCTCTGCTGCATGGTCTCTCAAGGTCTTGAAGTGATTTGCGCCTTTTGGGGTTCCAAGGAATAAGGCCCATCCCATCCTATCCGACAAGGCTGGACGAACCACCTCCGACCAGATACGCGGGTCTTGATCGCCAAATTCGTCGAATACAACGCCATCGAAATACTGTCCTCGCAGAGAGTCTGGGTTATCAGATCCTGCAAGCTGAATCCTTCTGCCCCAGAAATCAACCCGTAGCTCCGCAATATTCGCAGTGGCGTTGAGGGGTTGGGTAAACTTGAGGAGGTAATCCCAGATAACTCGTTTGGTTTGAGAGTAGGTAGGCCCAATGTAAGCATATCGGGGAGCCTCGCGGTTATTTTGTACCGCCTCGCGTATAAGGTGATTAACCGCGGAGACCGACTTTCCTAATCTTCTGTGAGCCACTACAACAGCAAAACGCTTCTCTCCTAACGCTTCATGAATCCTTAGCTGCTGAGGCCTTGGCGCATAAGGAATAATTATTCTGGTTGCGCCCATGAGATCTGCATTGCAACTGGTTGGCCATTCTCACCTGTTATCTCGTGCTTAACGCTCTCATGCCATTTAGCCCTTGTCTTTAGCCAAAAGATCATCGCCGTGGTATTTCCTGACATGGCTTGTTGATAAAGGCTTTTCGCTACCGCGGCATTAGCATCCACGCGACCGTCATCAAGCTCCCTCTTGTAATACTTGACAAGCGTATCCGCGCTTAGGTCTACCTTTGCGGCAATATCCTCGTGACGAACGCCAACCGCGGCCAGCCCTCTGACTAGCTTTCTGTTCTCATCCGTTGGTTCATGCAACACGCCCTGCATATTTTTAACTCCGAAAGTTAGTGCTCACTAACTAATTCTGCCTTCTTGCCGGTGAATTCTTCCCATCGCTTGACGATGACATCGCAGTATTTTGGGTCTAGTTCCATCGTAAAGTTTATGCGACCCAGTTTTTCGCAAGTAATTAAAGTTGAACCTGATCCACCAAAAAAATCAAGTATGAGTCGCGGTTGTTTTTTTGCGTGTCTGTCTGCATATCCTATAGCCCATTCTATGACCTCAATAGGCTTTTGAGTTGCGTGATGTTTTTCTTCTTGATTTGCCTTAGCCCTTGCATATTCTTTGATTCTCATCGCATTATTAAAAGAAGTCCACGCCATTTCACCGTCAGCTAAAGAAAATCCTCTTTGACCTTTGTCCCAAACAAGCCATCCCATAGTCGGAGGCAACAAATCCGAAAAATAATTCCCGCCCCAAATAATCCTATCTTTGCACTGCAATTCAGCTAAATCAAAAAATTCTTTCGGAGGTCTTTCTTCATCCCAGCCTCCAGAATGCTGTTTCCATCCAAACTTTTCCGACCCTAGTTTCATAGATCCTCCATAGCCTATGCCATAAGGAGGATCGGTATGAATCAAATCTATAGTCGCGCCATTTAATAACTTATCAACCGCATCCACGCTCGTACTATCGCCGCACATCAATCGGTGCTTGCCTAGTATCCAGATGTCTCCGGGCTTTGTAATAGGCTCCTCTGGAGTCTCAGGAACAGCATCCTCGTCCGTCAATCCCTCCGTTGGCTCGAGCGCATTTAAGAGACCGTCTAGCTCCTCTACAGAGAACCCAAGCATCTCGAGGTCAACGTCCTCTGCTTTTAGCTCGATCAACTCTAGCTTAAGTAAGTCGTTATCCCACCCTGCGTTTAGCGCAAGCCTGTTATCAGCAAGTACATACGCCTTACGTTGAGTGTCGCTTAAATGAGACAGTCTGATAACAGGAACTTCTGCTAACCCTAGCTTTCTCGCCGCGGCAAGCCTTCCGTGGCCAGCAATGATTGAGTAATCGTCAGAAATGAGGATTGGATTGTTAAACCCAAACTCTTTTATGGAAGCCGCAATCTGCGAGACCTGCGCTTCGTCATGTGTTCTTGCGTTCCTTGCGTAAGGAATGAGCTTTTCTATCAAAACTTTTTCTACTTGACTCACCGTATTCTCCATTGGAGGTCATCGGTTTTTGTTCCTCGCCGAGATAGCCTTAGCCTTTGCCTTAGCATCAGCCTTGGAACTTGCGCCCCATGCCTTTAGGCTCAGGAGCAGTCTAGTAGGGCTTCCATCAGGCTTTCTCTCTGGGCCTGGCATGTTACCCATTCGCGCAAGAAAAGACGCTCTACGCGGGTTATCGCCTGACTTAACAGGAGCCTTTAGATCTGAGCCAGGATTCTCACGCTCGTAAGACTTCCGGCCTTTCTCGTTGAGACCACCTTTGGCGTTCTTGCCTTCCTTACGAGTCCAGGCGGCAGTCATTTTTTAGCCGTTTTAGCTGATTCTTTGAAAGCCTTAGCAGTTGGCGCACCAGGACTACCAGGCTTACGCATCTTCTCTGGAGTCTTTCCCGCAGCCTTTTGCTTGGCTATGCGTTCACGCTTGGCGTGGATATTTGCGTATAAGCCTTTCATTTCTTCTTGACCTTAGCTTCAGAAAGCGCAATCGCGAGGGCTTGCTTAGGGTTAGTCACGGTCGGACCTTTCTTGCTTCCAGAGTGCAACTTACCTTTGTTGTACTCAGTCATCACCTTGGAGATCTTCTTCTCCGCTTTCGTTTTCTTCACTTTTCCACTCCATACAAGATTTCTCAGGCGCACACATGAAGTTCCACTCGTGGCAGTAGCCGACACCTTCAGGTAGACAATCCTTCATCTCCATGTCGAAATATCCACAATTACCGCAGCGCCTCTCTTGAGCCTGGCTTGCAGAGATACGCCACTTTGCACCGAGATCGCGCCAGAACTGAGTGTCGCCCTCTCGTTCAGGACCGTACATACCCTCTTCCCTGGCGATCTGCTTGTTTTCCTCGTTGAGCTTCTCGTCTTGTGTCGGCAGTGGACACTCGTTTTCTTCTTCGTCCTTGATGACGATCATGACTTTAGGTGAGAGTAAGCCCTTCATTTCTTGACCTTTTTGGGTTGTAGAGGGATACCTACTTTTCGGTCGTATCGAATAGGAACCGGAGGAACCTTCATTCGGTAGGGAGATGGTAGTGCCTTGCTATCCCTGGTTCGTTTTTCCACATCCATCGTGAAGCCTCCATGAGGTTTTTACGGTCATCCTTGCCGACTGTTTGAGAGCCAGCGTGATGAACGTAAGCCCTTGATACGAAATGCCTAAAGTCTAATACCGTAAGTGTATGACAAAACACATTATCTGAGAACCAATTTATCGGAGGGAACCTAACCGCTTGAAAAGCCTCCTTTGATACGTAGGCAAAGATAGGCGCAATAACCGAGGCTTCCCTGATCGTCTCTTCCTCTGCCCATTTCATCCCGTTTCTTGGGCCAGACTCATACCTGATGTTCTGGGTATCCAGAATAAAGTCAGACCTGCAACCAATAACACCCAATTTATGCCCTGCGTCCTTAAGATGCTGGACATCTTCACAAAGCAATCTATACGAGTCAGGAGTCAGGCATATATCGTCGTTGGCTATGATGACTTCATCGTAATGCTGGAAGGCATCGTCCATGATCCTGTTGTATGCGTCACCGAAATTACTCTGCGAGTTGAGTAGCCACCTGAAAACTCGTGGGTCCATTGTCTCGGACCTACTCGACAGATAAACAGGCGCTTCTTTGGCGTATAGACCGATGCTCGACAGCGCGATTTCAAGGCTTGGCGATCCTGTTGTGCAGATGAGAATCGGTAACTTTTTCATACTCCTCCATTCTGTGATGTGCAACCACCTGAAAATATTCGTTGTTCATGAGCGACTTATTGCAAACATTAACTTCTAAACCATGCTCTGACGCGACAATCGGGAATGAGAGTTGGTCTTGTAAGCTCCACTTCATCATCTCTTCCCACCATGCTTGGTTGGCTCTAGGATTGATGTAGGACAGCTTCCAACAGATAACCCCACCTGCGATAAGACCGCCGTTCTCAGGCCATCCTAAGTCCCTGTAGTGCTCAACCTGAGCCAAGATGGGTTGATCCCTGTACTTAAGCATGTCATGGCACTCTTGGGCTTCTTCGTAGATACAAGTCCTCCAAGGGTGCTGGAACGCTGCCATCGTATCTCCGGCCTGCTCGACCATGTACTCCACAAACTTAGCGCTCGTAATCCGTATGGAACCGTCCACCCAGATCACATAGTCCTCGTCAAACTCTAGTTTGTCAGGAAATACCTTGTACCACTTAGCTTCCATCCTGGGATCAGAGAACCGTCTCGTGGTTACGATCTGCTTCCAGCCCTGATGAGGTTTAGCCTCATCAACAATCGCGTAGAAGTTCGTAGGCACGGACTGCCTGACCGCGTAGTGCAGCGGGTCGTAACTCCCGAAAATAGATGTGTAGACAGCTATCACAAAAAAAAGCCTGGCATCGCGCCAGGCAAACACAGGAGGAGTTCCATCGTTAGTTTACTCCCCCGTTAGAAAGTTGAGAAGCTCCTCGGCTTGTAGTCGAAGATCGATGCTTGCTTTGTGTAGTTCTACGCTCATGTTGACTAAAGCCAAGACTCGTGATTCTAGCTCACTGGAATCCATCGCGTCTTGAATAACGTCTTGAGCAAGTGCTTTGGCTGCTGCTTCATTTAGATTCATTACTGATCCTTTGTATCTCACGGTTGATATACCAGACTGCCTTCTTCAAATCCTCGACCTGGTTTCCCTTGAGGTCAGCCCTCCAGATGTATTTCACTGCGTTGCCGAGGTTAAATCCCATGTGCTCCGTGATCTGGATGCACTCAACACCCGAAGGATGCTTGGTGTAGTGTCTCGGATGGTTGACGTTGTCGCTCACAGCAACTCCTTTATGTGCTCAGGAACCTTTGGTAGCGGAGCCCAGGCAACCGCCCAATCCGACCAATGCCCGATCACACAGACCCCTCCAGGGTTCAGCAAAAGCATCTTAGTTCCCAGTGGAGGTGTTTTGTCACTCGGTGTCATCCAGTGGGTATGCCCTGAAACGTAGTCTTTCATTGCTTCCTCCGGTAATACCAGGCCCAAGCACCATGCCTTCCCTCTGTCCACCTATACCGAGATTCTCTCTCTATCAATCCCTTTGACATCAAGACCTTTAGATGCTTCCTTGCTCCCTCTGTTGTGCATCCAAAGTGCTCTGATAGCTCGATGAGCGAGTAAGGTTGAGTAAGATGGGCGAGATAGATCTTCTCGGTCTTTGTCAGCGGTTTATGTTTACGGAGAATCTGTTTCACCAACCACTTGACTTGATCGGTGTGGTGAACGATTCCGAGGTTGTGCGCCATCCGTTGGATTTCAGCTCCGTTCATTGCTCACTCCTTGCTCGGATTGCTTCAGCGCACATCGCTGCAAGCCCCTTTGTGTAATACTTTTGAAAAACTTCTTGTCGCTCTTCACACACCTTCGCACACGCCTCACGCTCTGCTGCTGCTACAAGTGCAGCGAAAGCCATTAATCGTTGAGGACTCGCGTACATCTTGAAACCTTGCCGCGCTGGTGCTGGGCCTTTAATACCGGCATCGTTCGCCATCTTGATAATGTCTTCTCTATCCACCATTCTTATCCTTTAATTTGGCTTCAATGGCTTGGGCAAATCCCCATCGATCAAACCACTCTGAATTACTTGCATCAAACTTTTCGGACAGATAACCTAAATCTTGTATCTCCTCATCCGTCAGCCCAACCCATTCACGCTTTGGTGGTGAAGCGTAAAGCGGCGTTACCCCAGGATCATCAAATACAGGGCCGTACTCAATCTGCTCACATTCACCGTCTTCATTGACAAACATCCACGCCACTGGCTCTTGCTCTGTCTCCAGTGCTTGGCGTAAAACGGCAATGGCTTCGATGTAGTAATTTTTATCGCCTGTTTCCATCAGCATATCTGCGCTTGCATCCTCTAGCACTTCTATCGCTTCTTCAATAGCTTCTCTGCTCATGTGTTTTTATCCTTTAATTTAGCTTCGACATAGTTGGCAAACGCTTTGCACCAACCTTCCGGGTCATCGTTCCAATCCTGACTGGCATCGTATTCAGCGTGACAAAAGGCATCGTGAATATCATCGCCAGTAAGCCCGACCCATTCACGCGGCGCAGCGTAAAGTTTTGCGCCAACCTCAATCCCACTTGCATCATCCCAGGCAACACAAGGTCTACCGTTTGGTTCAATCCGGTAAACGTGAGCCACAGAATCATCTTCAGCCATGCCCTGCAACCTGTCAGTCATCTGTCTTTTCTTCATGATGCCCTCAGATTGAAAGGGTTGTTGAAATTGATCTCAAATACTTCCTCGACCGACCCGTTTTGCAGAATCTTCTTCTTCACTTTTGAGTCTGCTGCTAGATAAGAATAAGAGAGCCCCGCTTTCTTGGCAGGCGAAGATTGCTTCCAGACCATGCCCCTAATGACTTTGCCATCCAAGATGAGAGGCTCTAACGAGTTCTGGATAGACCGCGGGCTGACTTTTAACTTCTCTGCGAGTTCAATAGTCGTAACCGGTGTTGTTCTTGACTGTAGGTACTTTAGACAAAACTCACCCCTGCTAACCTTTTGTCTCATGCCATATCTCCTGTCATGTCGATTTCTGTTTCTTGCAAGGTCTTGGTTGCCAACTTCAAATCTTGCAAAAGAATCCGCAACTCTCGGCTGTGGACAATCACATAGTCGTTTTCTTCTGCCAGCTTGTGTAGCAGTTTGTATGCTCTTTCTTTCTCGTTCATGCTGCCCTCAGCTTCTCTGAGATCCTTGCCTTCCAAGAGTTCCAATCCTCTCCTGGCCTAGCTGGACAATTTACCTTTGCCGCCATCTCGGCAGTACCCTTCTCTGTAGCCCACCACACCACAACCTTCTCTTGTGTAGGTGCGATCTCTAGCTCATCTTCCCATCTTCCCTGGTTCAGCCAGGTAGCAGGATGCGGAATAAACTCCTGACCTGTTCCCTTCACCTGGTAATACTTGTTATGCGTCACCAGAGCCTCTACAGCGGACTTTTGCTCACTAGGCGATAGTTTGTTCCATGCCTTCTGTGCAGCGCGTTTAGCGACCTTTCTTGGGTACTTACTCCAGAACTCTTCAAACATAAAACCTCCTGTGTTGGAGTTTTTACTGTAGACCTTTTTTTAATTGTTGAATGTCGCTGAAATGACATTTAATCCCCACAAAAGCAAGCCATAGCTTCTTCATCATCGCTAAACATGTCGGTTTGTTGCTCGCTGAACTTGAGCATCTCTGCATATCCTGCGCGATCTTTTCTGAACCTTGCCCCGCTCGGCTTCGATGCCAACGCCAACGCCTCCATCTTTGCCCACCAGATCGCTCGTTCTGGCTTTTCTTTAATGAGCGTAAATATTTGATTCGCAGGCTTTAGATAGCAAAGATCACAATTGCCAGCGAGCGTTCTTCCTTGATAAGTCGGAAGGTTCAGATTAAAAGACTGCTTCGACCAAAATTTATTGACATCGTGAACAGTAATGCCAGCAGCAACCAACGGAGTGCGAGACCTGTCAATCTTTGCTGCGCGTCTGGCCTCATCCGCTCGTATACCGACCCAATCACTTGTTTCGTTGTGATCCCATTCAAGTGACTTTAAATACTTGTGAATGGTTCGGATCTTTAGTTCAGAAGTGCAAAATCTAGTCACTGGATTTGGCAAATAGCTGCGCTTAACAATCAAAGCCTCAAAAGGTTCGCCGTTCCTGCTTGCTGTTGAAAAATTGACTCGTTCAAATGATGGGTCTGCATTGCGATATTCGACCCAATGAATCTCTACGCCCCAGTGTTTCTCGCAGTCGCGCACAAACTCTAATGTCGCTTCCTCTTCCTTGCCTGTGTTTGCAAAACAAACAATCGCGTCATCAGGTAAACCATTGTTAGATTGCAAGACTCTCCAAAGCATGTAAGCACTAGTCCTGCCTCCTGAAAAACTAATGCAAGTAGGCTCGGTAATGCGGAAAGGATCAGACATAGATATGTTCCTCGCAAAGACCCCCCTACCCCCAACGGGAGTAGAGAGAGATGGTTCCTCGGACGTTACCGTCATCTGCATGTGCCTTTCGACACCCCTCGGCTTGCAGATTCGACCAGCCGCTGGATTCTTACGGATTTGCACCGGCTCACAAACATCGTGGCTTACCAGTAACCCTCTTCTTGTCAGCAGTCGGGATAACTCATTGCTTACGCGGACAGTACGGTCAGCGCCAAAAGCAAAACCCCAGAACACTTAGGAGGGGCATGGCCCTTGGCATGGGCAATTACGCAGTCTCAGGAAGAAAGACCTTGTAACCACACAAGCCCCACCTAAACATTCTGGGGTTTACTTCCTGGCTGCCAGTTGCCACGCTGACAGAACGACTATATCACATCTCTATGACCTTACAAGTCCACCCTTCCTTTAGCTTGCCCCAGCCATGAACCTCTATCTTCCAGCCTGCTCTCAAGATAGCCGGAAGATGCTCACACTCGCTTATCTTCTTCACCCTAGCGTTGATATTGGCCCTGCTCGTTGTCTGCACCAGCAGCGTCTCTTCGTCTCTGAGGCAAAGTATGTCTCCGATACTGAAAAGGTCTTGTCGAATACGAGCCCAAGGGTTCCAGTGCTCGACTATTTGGCATAAATAACCTCGCTCCCTAAGTAAGGCTAGAGACCTCTGAGTAGGACTAACTGACGAACGGCGTGTTTTCTTGGTGTCAGTGGCAGAGATTGTCATCGTGACGACAGTCTTAAAGGTTTTATTCGGTCAATATACACCCATGCAAACGAACTTATTAACCCGCTCTTCAAAGGAGATTCAAATGAGCGACTTCCAAGTTCTTCCCTTCGATTTCTCAGCAACCACAGTTACTTTCGTGGCTAACAACACAAACGCTAAAGACCGCATTTGCGGCGGCGTTTCCTGCGAAGTTCGCAAGTCTGCTGCACCAGAGTTTGCAGCAAAACTCGAAGCTGAAGGCTTCACAGTTTCTTACTAATAACCAGGGGCTCCGGCCCCTACCAGGAGAGCAACATGAAGATCACACTTACAGAAACCGAAGTCGCAAAGATCGTAGAAGATTTTTTTGATCTTAAGTACAAAATGAAGATCACATCAACTGTGTTTCGCGCGAGCTACTCGTACAGCTCAGTTGATTTCTGCACACTTTCAACAGACGCAGAGGATAAAAAAGATGAACTATGACTGGTGGCTAGATAGACAACTTTGGGAATACGACAGGGAGAGAGAACGTGAGCACCAACAACAGCTGGAACAACAGGAGTTTGAACTTGGAGAAATGGAAACCGACGAGGAGTGATTGGATCTTATGCACGCTATTGGGAATATTCTACGGAACGCTGCTCTTCCTGTTCATAAAGTAAAGGAGCCAAACATGAAATTCGCTGAACTAAACAAAATCAACGTCAACAGCAAGATCGAGAAGAAAAACAACCTGTCGTATCTATCCTGGGCATGGGCTGTAGAACAACTTTTGCTTAACGATCCCTCTGCTACGTGGGAGTACAAGCCTCACCAAATATGGAATGAGACGGTCATGGTGTTCTGCGAGGTCAAAGCATTTGGAGTTTCTCGCACTGCACAACTTCCGGTTATGGACCACAGAAACAAGGCGATCTCTAATCCTGATGCTTTTGCAGTCAATACGGCTATGCAAAGGTGTTTAGCAAAGGCAATAGCTTTACACGGCATCGGTTTGTATATCTATGCTGGAGAAGATCTTCCTTCAGAGGAAAAGGTCGATGAGCTTGAGGCCTACAAGGCAAAACTCGAAGCAGCAGAGTCTTTAGACGCGCTTAAGGCTGAGTTCTCTCCGGCCTACAAAGCCATGAAAGACAAGCCAGAAATAAAAGAACTCGTCGCTGTTTACGAAGCCAAGAAGAAAGCACTTACGGAAGTCAAATGAACCTAGACCGATTTGAAGAGGGTTTGATCGACGACATCCAGACTGACCGCTGCAAGAAACTCTTGTGGTCGGTCATCAACCTGGCAGTTGAAGATGCTTGCAGGGCTCCGTACAACAAAAATCCAAGCACCGAGTCAATCACCGCCATGAGGTTTTTAATCGGGAACGGCAAGGAAGCTGACGTTGATTCTTGGCTGATGTGGTTAGACGTAAACGGTCCGGTGTTTAGAAGGAGACTCTTGGAAGCCATGTTCTCGGATCACCACGATAGGTTTCCAGACATGGCAAGACGAGCGTTCAGAGCAAATTACAACTGGTGGAGACAAAATGCGACTGATTTTAACGACTGAGAATGACCGTAGGAAGGCTATAGAGGCTCTACAAGCCGCTGAATTGGGTTACATGGTAACTATTACCAAACCTCCTCGCACAGCGGCTCAGAATCGGTTTTATTGGGCGATCCTTACTGCGTGTTCTGAACAACTTATGAACCAAGAATATACGCAGGACATCTGGCACGAGTGGGCTAAGACTCGATTCTTGCCAACCAGGATCGTAGACCTCCCTGGAGGCCAGGTGAAGGAGATAGAACCGAGCACCGCTTCTCTCACGGTCTCTGAGTTCTCTGATCTTGTTGAACAACTCCTACAGTACGCATTGGAGAAAGGCTTGATTTGGACTGATGAGATGAAAGACGCTGAACTAGACTTGAGGAAGATCAATGTACATAAACAAAAAGCTGCTTGAGGCTTGCAGGCATATTCCCTGCGGGTCTTGTTTTGCAGAGGATGGGACTGTAGTAGCCGCACACAGGAATCAAGGAAAAGGCATGGGCATCAAGGTATCTGATGCTTTAGTAGCATCCCTATGCTTTCGTTGTCACACATACTTAGACCAGGGAAAGGATATGTCTCGTGAAGAACGTCGAGACTTCTGGAACCAGGCTTACATAAACACAATGCAGGCAATGATCGAACGAGGATTTCTAAAGGTGCAAAATGGAACAAAGAACTGAAGATTGGTACAAAGCAAGACTAGGCCACGTAACCGCGTCTAGGGCTTCAGACGCGATTGCAAAGCAAGGTACGGCTACTAGACGGAACTACGCAATCCAGCTCGTCACAGAGCGTTTAACGGGCTTGCAGAGCGATTCCTTCACGAACGCTGCTATGCAGTGGGGTACAGAACAAGAACCTATCGCTAGGGTCGCGTATGAGCAGCATACAGGCTCGATTGTGGAGCAGACAGGCTTTCACAAGCACAAGAGCATAGAATGGCTTGGAGCCTCTCCTGATGGGTTTGTAGGCTCAGGTCTGATTGAGATCAAGTGTCCTAACTCAAACACTCACGTTGATTATTTATTAGCAAAGGAGGTTCCCACTAAGTACAAGTCTCAAATGCTCACTCAAATGCTCGTGACAAACAAGACATGGTGCGACTTTGTAAGTTTCGACCCAAGGCTTCCCGATCACTTGCAGTTATTCATTGTTAGATATGAACCAAAGCCAGAGGAGTTCAAGATCATTGAGCTACAACTCACGAACTTTCTAGCCGAGGTGTCAGAAATGGAGAAATCGCTATGCCAAAAGAACTAACCGGAAGTATCAGCAAGAACAAGAAAAAAGAAAAAGACGCTCACCCTGATTACCGCGGGTCAGCGACTATAGGAGGGATTGACTACTGGGTATCAGGTTGGGTTAACGAGGGCTCTGATGGTAAGTATCTGGGTCTAAAGTTCCAACAGAAGGATGGAGAGTCAAAACCCGCAAAACAAGACGATGACGTACCGTTCTGAGGAGAAAGATATGCACCTAAGCAAACACCAAAGCCTGTTGAGGCAGGCTTATATTGTTAGACCCAAGCTCATAACCGACGATTCTCCTGCTTTAGATAAAGCGATCAGGACCATCGAGAGCGAGAATCCCAGTGCTTTCTGGAAAGAGAAAGACTTTGAAAAGCGGAGGTTCTACCATGCGCCACGCCCAGGCACTCCTTATGCGTCTGCTGTCCATGCGTGGCCGAAAGATCTCTTATGAACTGGAGAGAGCTAATCAAAAATCAAACCAGGAACGAGAAGTTCAGGCCCGTCGAAGAAATATGGAGGGAATACGGATGGAAGCCACCAAGTACCGAGTGTCCAGAGACGATGGCTAAACACAAAGCGTTTAAGGAATGGTCGATCCGTGGCATCGTGGATCAACCTTATCAAGCAAGTTAAATCTTCGGACGTTGAGGAGATCGCGGCAGCGTATGAGAAAGCGCTGCCGTTTGTCGTTCAGGATTGGGCGAAGATGATCCTAAAACTTCCTAGGACTAAAAGACTCCCAATTATCGAGAAGATAGACAGGGTTCACGGAGACAAGATTGGGCAAATGGTCAGGGACGAAGTCACCGCGCAACACCGCGACTTTTCTCGAAAGACCTCATCCCAGCAATCCCCAACATCCCGCTCAAAATAACCCATAGCGCGTCTGTGTCGAGCATGGGAGGAGGCGATACCTCACGAGGAACATAACCCTCTGCCTGCAACCAGGTCCATGCCCAAACAAGTAAAGGGTAAAGCAGGAACTGGTAAAACATCGCACCTGCACCAACCCAACCAATAGCAGGTCTCCAGCCGGCAACGAATAAGTTTTGGTTCGCAGCCTCGACCTTGTTGACTTCCATCTGACCGAGATCAATAGCCTGGTCAATGCGTTTGGCTTCGAGCTCAAGCTGCATCCGCTCTTTATCGGTTGTTATCAGGTCCGATGCGACCTTACCAACAGACTCGATCACCGACCCTATGCCTAAGAAGTTCATAATTTCAACGTCCGATTTAGCCAACCAAGTAAAAACTTCATCTGGCTTCTGTCTCTGGTCACGATGTCACGATAACGAGCGATCTTTGCAAGCGCGTAGTAGGCCACAAATAGCTCAGGATTGGCTTGGTTGAGTGCTTGTACGGTCTTGGGTCCAATAGAACCGTCTGGAGCGGTTTTAACGCATATCTGGGCGAGTTTAGAAGCGACAGAAACGCCTGTGTTGACTGCAAAGTTAAAGATAGAAGAAGCGATTACGTCTGACTCAATTTCATCGCCTCTGATCTTGTTCCAGAAATTGACTTTGTAGAAGTCTCGGACCATTTGAGTAGGAGGTGTCTCTGTGTAGTCAATGTACTGCCAACCCTCCCAGTTAGGATTCATCTTGCGAGCAATACCTGCGTAGGTCATTCCACCTCGATCACCAGGAACCTCATGGAGAACGTAACCGCCCTCGTCCTCCATCATCTTATCGAAAGCCGACTCAAAGCTAGCCAATTGCTTCACCCCTAAAATAAGCGGTTCCTTCTATAACCTCGCATAACTCCGGTGGAAGAAGCCTACCGTTTTGGAACTTTAGAATCGCAAAGCCCTGACACCAAGGAACGGGATTATCCTCCATGTAATTAAACTGATCGCCATCAGGATCTGCAAGCATACCCGTAGACACACCATATCGACGACCAGTGTAGTCGCCCCAACCTTTGACTTCTAAGAGGTGGGTATGCCCTGAGACGGTAGAGATGCCAGCTTTCAGGACATTGTTGTATCCAGAGTGGATGCCCCCGTGCTGAAGTCGATGCTTAACCATGCAGACCTCGTTGACCATCACCGACCAAGATACCGTCCATTCTGGGATATGGTCCTTAAGACATGTTCCACCGATACCCTTGAACTCAGGAACCTGCCCTGCCAAACGCCTATCGAAGCGTATATCGTGGTTTCCTGTTGTTCTATGCAGGAATGTTCCTAGACCCTTACAAGCCTTGACGATCTTATCCATGTGCCACTGGACCGCTTCGAGTTCATCCCTAAGACTCGCAACAGGACTCCAATCCATAGGACCGTATCTTGAGATGGTCCCTCCGTCCAAGATGTCGCCGTTAGCAATAATTGCTTTAGGCTTGAGCATCTTGATAACTTTAAGAAGCGCGTTAAACCCTACAGAAGGCTCGCCAGGCATAAAGTGAGCGTCACTAAAAACCAAGACGTAACCATCAACGGTTAGGATAGACCTTTTGGCGTTTTGAGGAATAGTAAGAGAGTGATCTGAGTCGAGGAATAAACCGTAACGTGACTCGATAGACCTGCGCCTGGCGTAGACACTGCGCTGCGAAGTTTTAAGAGCTCTTGCAACCGCAGCAGGACTTTTTAGCTCTCGGAATAGCGCGATGAACTCATCGTCGCTGCATTTTGCGTTGTGAACCATGAAGCCCCCAGTGCTCGACGCTTTGGATCATCTTTCGCGGGATCACTAGCGATTGAGCTATTGCGTCATCCGTAACGGACTGACAAATCTTCAGGCCACGCTCATTATCTGCAACTAAAAAGCCAATTGAAGTAACAAGCGGAATCTGAAACTCGGCGGCTTTTTCGAGGCTTTCACCCCACCCTAAAGTGTCATGCGCTGCATCTTCCCAAACTACTTTAACTATCTGAGGGAGATTTTTCATTCTTCTTGTCTTTTATCGCGTGATACCACTTCCAGACAAGCCAACCGGATTGAAGCACAATATATAACAACGTGGCAAGTGCAACCCATTCATTGAGTGTTAATCCACCAACAGTAACAGCCGTTGTTATGGCTATGGGAGGCGCTGCTTTTACAGCTTCCGTGATGACATCAGACTTTTGTTCCGGCGACATGACAACCTCATACGGCTACTTTACGAATGGCTCTCACAACTAAGGATTGATTCTTAGCGTTGTTGAACTGACCACCGTCTATAAAGTCAATCCTCGTCGCTGTTGTCAAACCTACACCTGCATTGGTAGAACTCCATGTTCTTGCTGACGTAGCAAAGGCTTCAGAGCCACCAGATTGAAAGGCAGCTACAGAGGTTTGTGCAGGCGTTCCTGTTGTGTAGTTAGAGCCTCTGGAAGGCACTGCATAAGAATTAGTGCCGTAAGACGTAGAGTTGGATGCCGTTGTCGGTTTCAGGTTGTAGTAACAGATCTCTAATTCATACAAAGCAGGCAGATACCAGTCTGAGTAGCCGTTGATTGTTAGTGCGGCACACCACTGAGCAGCAGGATAAGTAGCTGAGTCTAGCTCTGCTGTGTTAGTCGCCCCATCGTAAGAAGATAAACCTAAAGAGTCTGAGGTTGCAGCGGTCTTGTAGTTGATAGACGCGTTCTCACCTGATGACTTAGGCGAGACAAGTAGGTAATAGGTATTGCCACCAAAGGAGATCTGTCCTGCGTAGTAGCCACCCTCCCAGAACTCACCGATAGCAGACGGTCCAAAGCGATTACGAGCACCTGGGCCAAAACCTCTGACAGAACCGCCTCCTAATGCTTCTAGGACAGGCATTATGCGTACCTGGATTGACTAGCCAAGACAGTAAATGCTGCTGATCCTGTCTTGATGATGGAGTAGGAATACACGTCGATAGAACTAGCATTACCCGCGGTAGGAGCAGTACCACCTAGCCATTTAGGTGTAACCGATGAACCATCTACTTGCACCGCAGAGTTGTAGTAAGCAGTGCTTCCATTAGTGACTAAGAAGGCACAGGTTAAGACTTCTCCGGTCGCCATTGCGGTATTCAGTGACGTACCAGAAGAGGCTCTGAAGTTAACTGTAAAGTTCCCAGAGGCATTGGTTGTGTAGTACAGAACGCCTTGGGTTGTCGTGTCAAAGTTAATCGTACCTGTTGCTGCTGTTGCTGATACCGTGATTGTCTCAACAACACCTTGCAGCTTTGCACCGATCTGCGAGGATGTGGATGCTAGAGAGAGTTGTTTAGCAAAGGTTGCAGCCTGTGCAGAGGAAATCGTAAGTGCTAGCGTACCTCCGGTCTTGACCTCAAGAATGTCTGTGTTGTCAGACGTAATCGAGGTTCCAGCGGTAGCTGCATTAAGGACGTTAGCCATTATTAACCTCTACCCAATTGACTGCTTCTTCATCCCACGAATACATCTTACCGTCTGTGGGCATCGCTACTGGAGCTTCCCACTGAGCATTAGCGTTTAATAGCCAGCTAGCAAAGGGCTTAGGCGGCACAAACGCCTCAATGTCTGCTCGGTAGGTGTAGCCAATCCCTGCGTAATTCTTTCTGATGTTGCCGTTGTAGCTTGTCTGCTTCCACGTTCCACCGAGAATCTTCTCAAGGTGTGCAGCACCGATGTGTTCTTTCTCAACACCGCTAGCGTCTGAAGTGTCCTTGTTATCAACAACGACAACCTGCGTGACGATGTTGTTTTCATCAATCTTTGCGAAGTGAGCCATTACGCCTCCAGCCTAAGTCCGGTTAAATCCATTTCTTCCCCGACAACACCGACAGGAAAGGTATTAAAACTGAGTGAGATTCTTGTTTCTTCGCCTTTGACTTCAGGAACCATATGCGTGAGCGACGAAGGAAAGAGAATTAAACGCCCTGCATAAGCCTCAAACCACCACGATTCAGAGTTGTACGGGTTCCACTGGTCAGGTGGGAATTTGATCTGCTGCCAGCCATCTTTGTAGAAGTAAATCCTGTCATCAGGGTTGGTCTGGACGTAGAACACACCTGAGATGTAGCTATTAGGATGAGCGTGTTTGTGGTGGTACTGACCTTGCTCGCTATAGTTGCACCAGCTTTGCGTCACTCTCAGACTTACATTGTGCTTAGGATTGACTGTGGACTTGAAGTATTCCGATACAGCATCCTCTATGAACGATCTTAGGTTCGTCAGTACAGGGCTACGAAGTACGAAGTTATCAGTGCTTGTGGTATTTCCCTGATTAGGTCTTGTCTGCAACTCACGGATGAAGAACAACTCCTCATCGCTTAATGGGCGACCTAGTTCAGCAAAGCCTACAGGTGTCGGAAAGAGATTATGCAATTGCATCTTCAATTTCCTTTTGCTTGATGCCCATCTCTTCTAACTGTTCAGGTAGCCAGATCGTTGGGATGCTGTCCTCAAACTCCTTGATCTTGTCTATCACCCAATAAACTTCCTCAATACTCGGACAAGGTCTCGGATCATCCCAGCGTGTAAAGACGTTGTTAGAGATTTCCCACTTCGCCCCAGGACGAAGCAGGTGCATTGCTGTGTCTATTCCTAGGAACTTATAAACTTTTGTAGTCATGTTATTGATTGATTTTGATGATTACGATACCGGAGGAACCCGCAGCAGCAGAAGAAGGATTGATGGAACCGCCACCACCGCAACCACTAAATACAGGCCCGGGGCTTGCATTGCTTGTCGGTGTTCCTCCGTTATTGCCTAATGACGAACCACCCGTACCGGCAACAGGTGTTCCACCTCCAGCACCACCTCCACCACCACTAGCATAAGTTACTGAAGAACCGGATATGGAGTTTGCAGTTCCAGCACCACCGTTTCCGGCAACGACTTGAACACCATTGGTTCCTGCACCAGCAGAGCCACCACCACCACCACCGGATAAACCAACTCCGGGTTGATTTCCTGCTGCGCCGCCATTATTTCCCTGACTAGGACTTGTTGAAGGTGTATTACCTGTTCCACCAGTACCAGTACCGTCGCCACCACCACCACCTGATCCACCGTTTGCGCCATTTGCCGCACCTGTGTAACCACCTCTTCCACCGGCAGTAGAAACAATTCCGGGCGATGCAAAAGGAGATGGGCTAGAACCACCAACAATAGATGAGTTGTTGCCGCTATTATTAGCCGCACCCCCACCACCTACAGTAATCGTGTAATCGCTTCCAGCGCTAACTGATTGTGCCGATCCAGTTCTATACCCACCTGCTCCACCGCCGCCACCTGCTCCACCGCTTGTGCTACCACCCCCACCACCCGCAACCACAAGGTAGTCAACAGAGGTCACACCAGTAGGACATTTCCACGTAGTCGTGCCTTTGAATACAAAGACGGTTTGGCTAGCAACGGTGTACTTTAGGATGACGATACCGGAGCCGCCTGTGCCTCCCGCTGTTCCGCCACCCCCACCACCACCGCCTGTATTTGCAGTCCCGTTTACACCAGGATCTCCTCCTGCCCCGCCTCCTCCTGCCCCGCCCGAACCCTGTGTTCCTGGGCCACCAGCGTTACGACCCCCGCCACCGCCAGCATAGGTTACGGATGAGCCAGAAATTGATGATGCCGCTCCAGCACCACCGTTACCCGCGCCGCTTGGTCCAGCAGCGCCGCCTACAGCACTTGCGCCACCACCACCACCACCTTGGGTATAAGTAACAAGATTACTAAAACCAAGCCCACCGTTATTTCCTTGACTCGGAGAAACTGCCGGAGTGTTGCCAGAACCAACTACCCCGCCCCTGTTTGAATCAGCACAGCCACCACCAGACCCTCCGGAACCTGCCTGAGCAGCTCGTGCGCCACCACCACCGCCAGCAGATGTAATTGTATTAAAAACAGAATTGTTTCCGTTACCACCAATATTCCCTGGGTTAGTAAGTCCAGTACCTCCGGCTCCTACGGTAATTGTGTAATCCGTTCCTGCCGTGACGCTTAATCCAGTTCCAGTTCTAAACCCACCCGCACCTCCACCACCGCTCTCGTAGTCACCGCCAGCCCCACCACCAGCCACTACCAAATACTCCACACTCGTCACCCCAGCAGGGCATGTCCACGTAGAGGTAGCTGTAAAGGTTTGGATGACGGTGTAGCCACCACCGCCGCCCCCTGAACCAGCAAAGGCAGCAGCAATCATTGCACTTAATGCACCAGCCATATTAGGTCACTCCTGCACCAGAGACATACCATGTATCCGTAGCAACCTTAAGTAAGGTAGCCATTCCTTTTGTCGCCACTGTCCTGTTACCCGTAGCACCATTGGCAAGCTGAAAGGTAACACCAGCACCAGAGATCGTAAGGTTTCCAGAGTTGTTATTAACGACAAGGATCGTTGTACCCACATCAATCGCAGTAGTTGCGTTTGTGTTTACCGTAAGGGTTGCTGTAGAGCCACCAGTGAAGTAAATATGTTTACCTGCATCGCTTGCAGCCACAGTCGTATTCGTGCTCTGTGGAGCGCCGATATAACCAACCTTGTTAGTACCGTCTACCGTGCAGTTAGATAAGTTACCCGATGTAGGTGTGCCTAAGATCGGAGTTACTAAGGTAGGTGTATTAGCAAAAACATTAGCACCTGTACCTGTCTCATCCGTTAGTGCTGCTGCTAAGTTTGCAGACGATGGTGTGGCTAGGAAGGTAGCTACGTTAGAACCTAGACCCGATACACCTGAAACTGGTAAGCCTGTACAGTTTGTAAGCGTACCTGACGATGGTGTGCCTAACGCACCGCCAGAGGTTAGTCCTGTAGCAAAGGTTAAGTTGCCTGAGCCATCAGTTTGTAGAAACTGATTAGCGCTACCGTCTGTGCCAGGAAGCGTAAAGGTTGTGTTGCTGCTGGTATTGGCAGATTGGACGGTTGTTGTCCCTGTCCCAGAAGCGTTACCCTGAAGTTTGATCTTTGACATAAGTTACCCCAAAACCATCCACGATTGACCATCTGGAACCGTCACAGCATAACCTGCCGCGACCGTGACAGGACTGACAGACAGTCCGTTTGTGTTGCTCGTAAGTGTGACATTGCTCGAAATCAAAATTTGCGATTCTAGGATTGGCCCACCTGCGCCACCACCTGTAGCCGACAGCGTACCAGCCGACAAACTAAGGCCAGAACCTACCGTGACGTTACTAAAACCGCCCGTACCGTTGTTGGCTAAAAGCTCTGTACTTGTACCCGTAGGAGCAGGAGCAGCACCTATCGTATTGTAGGAAAGCGTGACTGCTGTAGAACCGTTGAATGTCGTTCCTGACGCTGCGCCAGAACCAGAGTTATTGAGTGTTAAAGCATTGGTTGTTGTGCCACTCCCTCCGGTTGCGCTTAACGTACCAGCAGAGAACGATAATCCGGTTCCTACCGTGACATTAGAAAAGCCACCAGACCCGTTTCCATACAGGATTGACGTACCACTAGTAGCAGGAGCGTAGTCCGTACCTGATGTGGCTGTCGTAAAGCCTGAGCCATTGCCTTTTAAGATGCCGCTTAAACTTGTTGTGACTGCAAGCGTTCCTGAACTCGTTACCGGAGAATTGGAAACCGTAAAGCCAGAAGGCATGGTGAGGCCAACTGAAGTAACTGTCCCAGAGCCACTTCCTGCCGATGCCCATACAAACGCTGAACCATTCCACTGTAAATAAGTAGATGATGTCGTAGGAGCATCTATAAACGATGTCGCACCTACACCCGTCTGGTACACAATCTTGTTAGCAGAACCTCCAGATACATTCTGTGCGCCTGTTGCCGTTGTTGCAGAGGCTGCGCTTCCAGTAATTGATATTGACCAGGTTCCGCTAGCGTTAGTACCCGTTGTGGATGGAGCGCCAATCGTGTTGTAGCTGATGGTTCGTGCTACCGATCCATCGAAGGTTGTTCCTGAAGCAGCACCGGAGCCTGAGTTGTTGAAGGTTGCAGCATTGGTAGTCGTTCCACCGCCACCAGACGCAGCAGCCCAAACAAACCCCGTTCCATTCCAAGAGAGGTAAGTCGAGCTAACCGTTGGGCCTGCAATAAAACTCGTGGTTCCAGAACTCGTCTGGTAAGGGATCTGGTTAGGACCGCCGCTAGCAAGGTTTGTGGAGGTTGTCGCAGAGGTTGCAGACGTTGCACTTGTCGCCGTTGCCGCGTTGATATTCCATGAGCCTGTCGCGCCTGTACCTGTGATCGGCACATAGTCCGTACCAGCAGTTGCATTTGCAAAGCCACCAGAACCGTTAGCCTTTAAGATCGAGGTTCCTGTTGTCGCAGGAGCGTAGTCAATCCCAGACGATGCAGTAGAAAAGCCACCTGCGTTGTCGCCTTTTAGGATGCCTGTGCCTGACGTTGGTGGAGCGAAGTCAGTACCAGACACTGCCGCAGAGATAACGCCGCTAGCAGCCTTCAGAACGCCCGTAGTGCCTGCTGCTTTAACCAACTTGCCCGTACTACCATCAAACAAAACGATTTGATTCGCGGTCGCTCCAGACGGTCCTACAACGTCACCCGTTCCTGCTGGAGTCGCCCAGGTTAGTGCGGTCCCATTCCACGAGAGGTAAGTACCCGACGAGGATGGAGCGGTTACGAAGCCCGTTGTATTAGATGCGGTCTGTACCGCAAGACGATTGGCAGCGCCGCCTGCAAGATTGGTTGCGGTTGTTGCCGATGTTGCACTTGTCGCACTATTGGCAGAACCAAGAATGTCGATGTTCCAGGTTCCAGTAGCGCCAGAACCCGTGTTAGAAGGAACGCCTAGATTGGTGCGAGCGTCACTTGCTGTAGAAGCGCCAGTACCACCATCTGCAACAGCCAGGTCTGTAATCCCTGTGATCGAGCCACCGGAGATAGAAACCGAGTTAGCCGCTTGTGTAGCGATAGACCCAAGACCGAGGTTCGTTCTTGCGGTCGAGGCTGACGATAGGTCAGAGAGATTATTGGCCCTGTAAGCGTAGGTTGTATCCTGGCCTGTCGCGGTCACTCCTAAGTTAGTGCGAGCATCCAGCGCAGAAGAAGCTCCGGTCCCACCGTCTGCCACGGCAAGATCGGTAATTCCTGTAATTGAACCGCCAGTAATAGATACGCTAGCAGCGGACTGTGTGGCAATCGTGCCTAAGCCTAGATTCGTGCGAGCAGTCGAGGCCGAGGAGAGATCAGAGAGGTTATTGGACCTAAAGGCATAGGTTGTATCTTGACCTGTCTCAGTAACGCCTAAGTTAGTCCTCGCTGTTGCCGCATCTGTCGCACCCGTACCACCACGAGCAACCGTCAAAGTTCCTGTCGTTCCCGCAATAAGAGGAAGGCCAGTACCGTTGGTTAGGGTTACAGCAGAAGGTGTACCGAGATCAGGTGTCGTTAGCGCCGGAGATGTTGCGCGAACAACATTGCCCGTGCCCGTAACGGACGAGAAAGAAAGGTTTCCAGAACCGTCTGTGCCTAATAGGGTGTTGGCAGCACCATCAGCAGAGGGAAGTACAAAGGTTGTGTTGGTGGAGATAGAAGCGGCAGCGCGTAACTCAACGTAGTTAGAACCGTTGTCTGCATCCTCACCGAGACGAACGCGACCTGCGTTAGCCGTTACACCCTGAACCGTTAAAACATCAGAAGAGGTAAACGAGTCGCCATCTAAGCCTGCCTGTTGATTCTTGAGCTGCGACATAAGCTCACGAATCGCGTTATTGATGTTACTAGGAGCGCAGCCCTCAGCAATATCGATGCCATCAATATCGGTGTTGTTGCCTGGAGTTGAGGAGAACTCGGAAATCTTTGTCTTTGCCATGATTACTCCGCTAGCAACGATGGGGTTAAATAAGCCCCAGCGCCATACGCCCCTGCGCTTCTTGCGCCTACCGCAGTGCCGCCCATAATTTGACCGACCCTACGCTGTAAATCTGCCATCACGCTATCGTCCTGTAACGCCCTTCTAACAAGAGTTGGGTCTGTTTCAACCAAAATCTTTGCAACACGCTCACGATCAGGCTCGGAAAGATTTTGAGTTTTGCTACTCAGGATTTTACGGGTTACGTTCAATAAAGCGAAGGGATCTCCGCTCATAGCCGAAACCATCTCCTGAGCAGAAACGTTAGAACCAACTTTTTGAGCCTGTAACAGGCTAGGAGCAGTTTGAGATCCACCAAGAACCGAAGTGGCTGTTTTTTGAGATTGAGACGCAAGATCAATTTTCTTCATCAAGTCGGAAAGCGAATCTTGAGGGTACACAGACCTTAAGATTTTTGCTTCTTTGCTCTCAGGGTCTGCGAGCGTTGTCATTAAAGACTTGCGCTGCCCAGTTGTGAACTTGTTGCGGAATGAGTCCATAACGCCAGAGCGATATGCTTGTAATTGCTGTGCGTTTAGTCCCTGAACTTCCAAATCAACCTGGTCTGCACTTTTCGTAAGAGCTTTCCTGCCCTCGCCAAAAGCGTCTCTTGCTTGACGCAATGCAGCAGCACCTGCCCTGGCTTTGGCTAATGGCTGAGATGCTGCGTCCAGTGCCGTTTTGATGTTTAACTCAAGGTTTTTAAGGATCTCTCCATAAGACCCCTGCCCTGCTCGATAGGCTTGATCTGCCTCGTCGCGCAAAGCCCTTCTTGCAATCTCGAAATCTTCAAGTGTTGCGCCTTTATCAAACTTCACATTGCCATCAACAACCTCAAAAAAGTTTTTCTTACCTGTTTCTGCTCGGTAATTGCGGTTGATGTTTTCAACTACATTGGGAACTTTTTTGATTGCATCGCCAAAGGCTAGTGTTAACTCAGGAGATATGATCCCGCCTTGTTCAAAGGCTTGTTTGTATGCCTGGCGCTCTGCTGCTCTTGCAGCGTCATCAGTCATCTTCATGGAGCGAAGCACGCTCTTATTAACGCCAGGCGTTAATCCTGCCTGCATCATGCTTTGAGCAGACTTTCTAAACGCTTCAGGTCGGACCGTTAATGCTTCTCTAAGAATATTGGAAGCAGAGCCACCCTGTGAGTACAGCGCACGAACCGCTGTTCTCAGCGTCTCGTTTTCTGCCATGATTTCGCCCTTAGCGATACGATCAACGATCTCATCTGTTGTCATGCCGCTAGTGCTTGCGAGCCTTTGGATTTCCGTTTCGACAGCCTTACTTCCTCGACCGCCTATGTTGCGCCTCGCCCAATCAACAACCTTGTCGGCAGTAAACCCAAGAGCCTCCATGCCCTTCTGAGCAATCGGACCTAGCGCAGCGCCTGTAACCGCTCCGGTAACCGCACCAGCGCCACGCTCTTGCATACCACCCTCAGCAGACGCAAATCCAGTTATACCACCTTGCGCTCCACTGAGCGCAGCAGCGCGTCCTAACGTCATTGGAATAGATGCGCCGCCAGTAAGCGGAGCGGTTAGTAAACCCATACCAGCCGCACCCATCAATTCAGCACCAGTTGATTCAACGGGCTGTGCTTGCTGGTAAGCCTTGATTTTTGTACGGATCTCGCTAAGAACCTCGTCGTACGGCCTTCCCGTCCATCGAGAAACAATCGCGGCCTCAGCCTCGTCAGATGCTCCCATCGTAAAACCTTGGGCGGCAGTACGAAGTCTTTGCGTAGGAGGCTCCTTTTGAGCTTGCATTAGTGCCGCCTGATACGCTTGCTCGTCCGTAAGTTCTTGCTCGGACTCTACGCGAAACCGACCTTGGCCTGGAATCTCGACGCTGTAGGTTTTCATTAGCGTTCCCTAGTAACTCTTACGCCTGGAGGTAATCCGGCAGAACCAACGGACCTAAGCCCTTCAAACTTGCGCCTCAATTGATCTCCAGACGTTGTGTAAACAGGAGACGTTTGCCTAAAGTTTTCCAAAGCCCTGTCTTGTTCAGCCTTAGCTTTGATAGGGTTTGACGCAATAATTTTTTCGTTTTCTTGAACCCATCTTGAAGAGAAATCAGCGTCAGCAAGTTGCCGCTCCGCTTTAACTCGTAATGCTTCGAGTATTAGTTTATTACCTTCAACTGACTTGGATAATTCCGGCGATGATTTAGCAATAAACGCCAAATCCTTGTCTGTTGGATTTGCGCCAAGCGATTTAACCTGCGGCAAAACAAGCTGCGCCGTAGCCGCCTGAACAGCCTCAATACCAGCGGTTTCTGGAACCTTAAAGTTAGGATCAATTGCCTGACCAATTCGATTAAGAGTTGCCCTAGACTCGGCCCCAAAACCTGTTTTTACTCCAGCATCAAGGAATCCTTGTAGCTGACCAACAACACCAAGCGTTGTTCTTGCGTTGCCAGCAGCCTCTTGAATACCCTGATAGCTAGCAAAAACACCTTTGCCAAATTCACTTTGAGTCGGGACGTTAACCCCAACATTAGTCGCCCCAGCTTTTTTAGACTCTATGACACCTTTCTGCCAAACGTCTTGCCTTTGTTTTGGGGTTAATTTTGCAGGATCGCTAGTGCCATATTCACTAAGGGCATAATTTGCCGCCTCCCCTGTAAACCCTTTGCCGCCAGCATCCATAACTCTTACTAAAGACGGTGTTTTTGCATTTTTGTCATAAGCAAAAATACCCTGGTCTGTTGACATATAGCCCATCTCAGACTTTTCTGGGACGGTATGCAGCACCTGCCCAGTTACTTCGTCCATGATTACATCACCAGGCTTGTAAACCTTTGTTTGCGGTTTAGTAAATGATTGAATCTGTTGGCCCAGCGGAATAGCAACCGTGGGCGACACACCGGCAGCAGTTGCTCTTTGCAAAAACTGTTGAGGATCAAATCGAGCTGGACCCGTAGCAACAGAAGGAGTTCTCATTTCCATCCGCTCAAGATCCGTCAACTCTCTTTGAGGAGCGACCATAGCGCCCTGAATAAGGCCAGGTAATGCTTGTTCAGCTCTTTGTTTCTTCGCCATCTCGCCAAGCTGTAGCGCAGTCATCTTGTCCTGCACCGCTTGCTGCACAGCACCACGATAGGCTTGCTGGCCTGCCTGTAAACCTTGCGCCACAAGCTCGCCCGTAGACCTTCTAACAGGGCTTCTTCCAGATCCGGCCAACAGAGAAAGCCCTAAGTTAAGCAAACCTTGGTCTTGTGCTTGTTGGCGTAACTTCTCCTGCTCTTCAGCGCCTAACAGGCCACCCATGTAAGAAGGCATGTCGCCAAATATGCCGCCAAGGAAATTAGATGTAGACACAATTACCTCCCAAGCAAGCCAAGCAATCCACCTGCCGCTGCGCCCAACCCAGTACCAAGACCAGGAACCATACTGCCTAATCGAGCGCCTGTTAAAGCGCCGCCTAGAGCACCTGCCAGCGGATTAGAGTAGGTCGGCTGAATAGTCTGCTGCCCAGCAGGAGCGCCATAAGCACTCGACAAGAACGACTGTAAGTTCGCGTAAGGTTGCTGTTGTTGGTAGTTGAACTTCTGAATGGCATCCGCAAGAGCAGCCTGTTGGTATTGCTCTGCTGTCTGACCAACCTGAGCAAGTTGTGCAATGTCCGTGTAGTCCTGAGCAGCAAGACCTGGCGCAGCACCGATAGCCGCCTGTTGTCTAGCCTTCTCTTGCTCGTAAAGGTTTGCACTGAGACCAAGCGCAGACTGCTGCCTTGCTCGCTCGTCTGCATAGTTCTGGTAAGCAAGCTGACCAGCCTGAGAAGTTAGCGCATTTGCTAACGCGCCCTGAGCACGAGCCTCTTGAGACATCAAAGCCTCGTTCATCCCGTAGCGACCAGAAGCAGACGCTTTAGACCTCATTTGGTTGATTGCGTCTTGATAAGACTGCGTTGCTTGGTTAAAGCCAGGCTGTAAGGCTTGCGTAAGGTAAGGATTCGGGTTGAGGTAACTACCTGTAATTGTGCTTTGCAACAACGGGTTAAATTGACCTTGTAAAGCTGTAGCCTGAGCGCCGCCTATCTGGCCTGCAAGTTGTTGTTGGGCTAAAGGTACAAGCGGATTGCCTTGCATAGCCCTTGTCTGCATCGCAGACATTGCTGCCTGAGTCTGTTGCGATGGTCCAACGTACGTCTGCCCTGTGTAGGCTTGTGGGCCTCCAGTTGCGTATAGACGTTGAGCCTCAGATAGGCCGTACTGAACGTACGGCTGCATAGACGGATCTAATTCCGTCCTGGTTACTGTGTTTGTTGACCCGCCAGACATATTAAACCTCTCTTACCCATTTCCTGGGCCTGAAACCCAACGCTTGAGCTTTGCGATCCCAGCCTTTACGCCACGAATCAAAGCTGATAGTCCTTGCGCCACCTTCTCGCGCAATGCGGAGAACATGATCCATGCCTGCATCAAAATCTCCCTTGCCATAAGCGCACCAAATATGCAAATTATCGCCGATAGGCTGCAAAACAACAAAGCCGCAAGGATAAGTATCCTCAACAAAGACCCAAAGAAGTGATCGCCCTGCAAAACAGTCCGCGTAAATGTCTTCGGGTATCCATGCTTCTGGACTCTTTCTGAGAATGACTTCCAATCCCTGCCTAACGAACGGCCAGATCTTGCGAAGATTTTCCGGCTTAACGTATTGAACATTCATCCAACCACCACATAACCGTACGTCTTATCGGAGGTAGCGTTAGGAAAATGCGTAATCGTCGCGGAGCCATTCGTAACCGAAGAGATATACACCCCACCGTTAGAAAACCCCCCAACAAACTGCATCGTGGCAATCACAGAAGGAGTCGCAGGTCTCGTCGGACTCGTTTGAGTGGGGATGTGCTCGATGATGGCAAGCGTTGATGTTGTAGACCACATAAGCTCAATGTAGTCATTGGCCGCCAGGTCCAAGAAGATGTTAAGCGCAGCAATGATGTGGCCTTTGACCGACCCGTGTTTTGAGTCAATCGAAAACTTAGAGTTGCTGTCAGCAACGTCAGTGCCGTTTTTTCTTATCCAAACATCTACATCCTGTATCTGCGAGTCATCGTTAGCAAACTGAATCGAGAACTGGAAGTTGTACTTACCAGCAGCCCTTACATTGATCCTCGACGAGTTTGATAGGTAGACGTTATTAGACAGGTCGGTGTTAGATAACGTAATGGCATAGGCTGTTGTGGTGCTTGCAGCGGATTGGTCTGTAACGTCAAAAAACGACCCATAAGGGACCGCATCTGCGTAGGCATTGGCAGAGTAAGGAACGAGGATGATCTTGCTTTCTACCCCTATTCTCGCGTCTGTAATCGTGGTTGTGGTGGCGTTTCCGGTATTAAGCGTTACCGTTCCCGTGTTGTTTGTCTTACCGTCCATGATGTTACGGACGATTTCGGCAACCGCTCTCGCATCGCCACCAAACGGAGGCAGCGTACGGAAGATCATCTCAGCCCCTGCGGTACAACCGTGACATCTATTCCAACCGCAGAAGTCCAGACCCCAGAAGGCCTTACCTGCAACCGATGGTAGGTTCCAGAAGAACGCAAACCAATGCGGTTGTCATCGTTTGCCGTGTAGCTCGAACCCGTAAACTGAGCAACCTGGCCCAAACGCTTTCTCGACGAGATTTGCACTGAGCACGATCCCGTATCAATCACGGGTCTTACTAGCGTCACTACGCTAGGTGTATCGTTGAGCGATAAATCAGGTGTAATGATGTTTGCCGTTAATGCCGACCCAGAGAAAGCCACAATCTTCGCGCCTAGCGTACCCGTAAGCAGGTTGGATGTGACCGTATATCCAAAGGAATCAAGGCTTGCAGGAAGCGAATCAATGCTTCCGTAAGCGTCTAATTGCTCTAAGGTTAAGCCAGACGAAGAGGTTGTTGTGATGGCAGTCGAAGATGAGATCGTGTCTACATTCACTTCACCATAAGACCACTTGTTAAGGTTGAAGTTGTAGATCAGGACGTTGGTTGATTGACTTGTTGTCTTAAAGCACCAGATAACAAGGTTTTTAAGCGGGTCAATCGCAGCGCTCATCGTAGATAACTGCGATATATCTACGTTGTTAAAGAACCACCTGTCTACCTTCTCGACAGAAATAGACTCGACTGCCTGACCATTACAGCGATAAAACCCGTCATCAGACAAAAAGAACGACATGCCGCCATACTGGATGATCGAGTTGGGCTCCATACAACCTAAGCCCCTAGAGATCGTGTCAAACTGGAATACAAGAGGGCTTCCAACGTAGGACATACGGACAACCGCACGATCCATGTACACCAATCCATACTCACCACCCGTCAACCCCTTCACATGCCCACCGTCAGGAATGTCCTGGTAGTCAGACTGTGTAAGAGCAGACGGGGTCCAATCGGTTTCATCGCCCAACGCGCACCATTCGACACGGTTAGGGTAAATCGTTGCCCCGTTGTTAAAGCCTGCGACCACAAAGTCTCTAACCGTAGTGACGTACCGAGACTTAGGAGCAGCAGCACCAAGGTCTGCAAAGAGCGTCGATGAGCCCATGAGGTAGCCCTGGAGCCTGTCACCACCGTTAGCTGCAATCACTCGGTTGCCGAATTGGGTAAACCGCCACTTCTGGTCCGATGGCGTTGTGTAGCCACCAGACTTTGATACGTCAGACAGAGCTAAGTTCGTACCTAACTTGAACAACTTCGTATCACCGCCAGCAAAGACCGTAACTGCTTCACTAGGTGCAGCAGCAGCAACAACCGAGTTAAGCGTTTCTGATGCTGCGTTAGACCACTCAGCGGGAGCAGGAAGCGGTCCGTATCCTACCTGTTGCGGAATGACGTTCTTAGCATCCACGAGCGCACCAGCCACGCCTGGCTGATCGGGTAACCACTCACCAAAGTTAACTCTCATCGTTTAGCAAGCGCCATCGCAAGAGGAACGCCTGAATACTGGCTCTCCTCGTCGGATCTCGTAAGCGCAGTGATCGCACGATCATACAAAACACCCCAGGTCTGCAACCGAGGGTCATTCATGAGATAAGGCTCAGCCTCTCCTAAAGCGCCGTACAAAAGCGCATCAGGGCAAGTCGTTAGGAAGAGGTTTGTTGTGTTGGAAGTCGAGAGAAAAGCAGGCGCTGCGTAGTAGAGGATCTTAATCGTGTAATTGCTGTCAGGAATTGGCGCAAGCTGAATGGTCGAACCGAGGATCGTGTAGAAAGCCGGTACACCACTCTCATTCGTCCTGCCGTTCCTGATGAAGATACTCGGCGTTGCGAACGTGATCGGGAAGTCGGGATCAGAGTCAACGTACACATCCCGCGCTTGCAGGAAGTCAGTAGGGAGGTTAATTGTTGCGCCGCCACCAGTCGCCGCGATCGATGTCTGGGTAAGCATCTGTCGCAGGCGTAGATCTCTACGGAGGCGTATTTCCGCGAGTTGGATGAAGTCAGGGATCGCGGTAGTAAGATCATCTCTACTGAGATAATTAGCTATCGTCGTTTGTAGTTCGCTGTAAGTGCTTAGGGCCATATTCGACATCGCTCCATCGATATTCGTACGTCCCGATGTGTCCTATCTCAAGACTCAATTCGTGATCCACGAACGTCTGAATACCGTGATCTAGGGCTTTTACACAGAAATGCACATCTTCGCCAATTAGACCACCCGCCCCCCATACTACATCAAACCAAGGTTGGGGCATAGCCTCAAACACAGATTTGTGGGTTAGCACAACCCCAAAACCTACAGCAGTGACAGCCTCGATACCCTTCTTGCCTCTGCTCTCAATTTTCTCGAAGATTTCCTTGTCTTGATGGAAGTTAATAGCCGTAGGTAAAACGGGCTTTCGTCTCGTGACTGCGTTAACCCCGACGATCTGTTTGCCGTGAGCTAACAGACGCTCCAAGGTGTTCTTGGGGAACCTCATATCCGAGTCAACCCAGAGAATGTATTCCGCACCGTCTGCCAGCGCTTCTTTCGCTAGAGACTCGCGTTGAGAGAAGATCAGCGTGCCTGGCGCTGTGTAGAGCAATAAAGCACCACCGTGTTTGCCGACCCGATTAGCACCGTCATAAGCAGCCAATCGAGCCATGTCAAAAGATGTGCCGGTCATCATCGTGTCCCTGCATGGGACGCATAGAGCTACTTTCATACTTTTCCTGGCCTCGTCCTGAAGTGTCTGTTTTCTGGGTCGTTCATCCACGCCCTAAATCTTTTCTCGTCAATCACCGCAAACCCACGCATGATGCCCTTGGCGTTTAGGTCATCAACCACAACAAAGGGAAGTTGTGCGTAGCGTGTCCATTCACCCCATCGCTCACGCTCGTCTGTCGCGTTGTACAGGGCTTTATTCTGCTCGACGATGTCAGTTATCTCTTGCGTTCTCTGGAACACAAACTGATCGTCGGTAGCGTGAAATGTTGTCTTTGTGCTCATAAAAAAAGGGAGGTTGTTACGCCTCCCTTCTTTTTACCACAGTTTATAACTTAGGCAGACTTCAGATCCGCGAGGATACCGTGAGCTGCCTCGTTACGCATTTCCATCGTGAACTCAGCAAGGATCTGGGTCTTTTCAGAGTCACCAGTTTTTGCAAGTTCGTTCGTCTGGAACGGACGCAGGTAACCAATCGCTGCGTACTCAGGGTCAAGGATGAACGCATCACGGCTACGAATGAAACGATCTGGTACAACAGAGATCGAACCAAAGTCGCTGAGATAAACGTCAGCCGCGCCGATGATGGTCGTAGGAGCATCCGAAGGAGCCATGTAACGCTGTGCTGCGATACCAGCAAAGGTAGATACAGTCTGCTTCAGTGCAGGACCAACAACGAGGATCTTGGGGCTGCCGCCAGAGGTGTAAACCTGCTGAACGCCATCCTTAAGGATTGCCTCGGTAAAGGTACGGGTCGTACCGTCGCTACGGGTCGAAACACCGATGGTGGTGGGGTTAGCACCGTCCGAGGTGTTGTAGTTCGAGTTGGTCTTGAGCCAAGAAAGCAACGAACCCATCTTACGAGCGGTCGATGCGCCACCAGCAGAACGGCCCTGGTTAGCAGAAATGATCGTCTCTTGGTCACGCTTGAGTTCCTGCGAAGCCTTCGAGAGCTGGTAAGCCTTCTCTGCGCGGCGACCTGCAAGATCAACAGCCATCATCGTGCCGGAAACCTGGATCGTCTTAGCAACGATCTGGGTATAGTTACCGAGACGGGTTGTGGGCGAAAGCGTTGCAGCCGTAGCATCGTCACCTTCAACCTGTGCGTTGTTGGTGGTTGCTGCTGCGAGGGTATCCGTCTGCCACTCGTGGTAAACAGCGGTTGCCTTCGTGCGAGCAAGCGACGAAAGGATAGGGGTTTCTGTGGGGCTGATGTTGTAGATAACATCAGTCAAGTCCTCACGCTGACCGACAGCCGTGAAGGTTTGGTATGTACCTGAAGGGACAGACATCTTAATCTCCTAAATCATAAAAATCGTTCAAACACTCTGGCAGCGTCTTGACGAGATCCCGTCTTTTTTAGCCGCGCAAAGTCCTGTTTTGCAGCCTCTGTGGCTATGGTCTTACCTGTTGCGTTCCCAGCCCTTAGCATCTTGGGAGCCTCGGTAACCTTCTTGGTTACACCAGGCTTTGCCTTCTGCAACTTCTGGTACTGGCTTGCCATCCACAACGTCAATACAGCACGAGAGTCTGTCGCGTTAGCCAACTCGGTATCTGAATACCCGATTGACTTTGCAAAGCTACGAAGTTCAGACCGAACCTTCTCACCCTTTTCGGGGTGGGCATAGTCAGGAATTGCTTCTGCAACCCTCTTAGCCTCCTCAACAAGATGCTTCTCCAAATGTGCCTCGCGCTCTGCCTGTTGCTCTCTAGCAATGCGTTGCTGCTCTGCACGAATCTGCTGGACCTGCTTTTCCTGCTGGGTTCGTTCTGCGACCTTCACTGCGTAAGCAATGGGGTCGGTTTCCTTCAAGCTCTCAATATCCTCGCCACGCATTTGTTGGCTCAGGAAGTTATCCATCGCCTGCAAACGCTGCGAGTACGCATCTCTCGCCTGCTTTGCTTGCTCGATTGCGGTCTTTTCTGCCTCTACTGCCTTCCGCTGCTCGGCAAGCTGATTAGTCTTTTTGTGGTAATCCGTACCCTTTTGGTAGCCTTCGATCAGTTCTTGGAGGGTCACCTCGCGTTCTTCGCCTGCTGCTTTGACGATAAAACGCTGTTCCTCCTCTTGAACTTCCTCTCCAGACTCCTCGGACTCAGATTCACTGGCAACAAGTTCTTGCTCGTCTGTCTGGTCTTGAACTTGCTCCTGCGGAGGTTCGCCACCATCCATCATCCCTAAGAACGCATTTGCTGCCTGTCCCACCGTCAAGCTAGTCCCTTGCGGGTTGCTGCTATCCATAAACTAACCTCAATTCAAAAAATACGAAACCGTTTCTTGACCATCTCGCCTTCGGCGGCAATAGCCTCCAAACGGGCTTTTACCTGATTGACTGCGCGAATCGAGCTGTAAGCCTCTTCACGTTGGTCAATCTCATCAGGATTGCTTCGGATGATACGCTCGATGTTGTCTTTTTCCAACTCAGCAAAGACTTCTTGCAAAAACTCATCGCCGAGTAATGCCTTGGCTCGTTCCCATCGTTGCGTCATAACAGGCTCTTCACTTTCTCTTTAGGAATCCTTGACTCGTTCAAGGCTTCTAGGAAATCTTCGCCGTACTTGTTTACAGCCTTCTTCCTGATGACAAACTCTCCGTACTGGAGCGCACCAAAACCATCGTCATCGTTGCTTGGGTTAGGCCCAAGCAGAGACTTAACCTTGCCGCCCTTTGCGCTACCTGTTTGCTGCGCTGCATCGTCTGCCGCTTGTTGCGCCTGCTGCGCTGCTTGTTGAGCCAACTGAGCGTCAGTCTTAGCCCAATCGTAGT